AAAAAAACCAAACACCTAATAAGTAGGCATAGGATTGTATAAGTATTACAAGCTATTTATTTAGACTAATAGGTGATTTATGGGATATCCACATTCAGGTTCGCAGTTAACAGATGAAGGTCGCAATACAACTCGTACTGCGGTCTCTACACAAATTATTATACAAGTTGATGGTAATCCAATTGGAGCTATAAAAAGCCTTAGTATCAATGAAGATAGAGATATTGCTTCTATTTCTGAGATAGGTACCGATGGCATTATCGATTCAGTTCCAAAGTCCAGCACTAAGGTTTCTGGAGATTGCGAAAGAACTCGTTTCGATGGTCTAAGGATTGCTTCAGCGTTCTCTCGTGGGTTCGTTCACGTATCGGCCCAGAGAATTCCTTTTGATATTGTCATCATGGATATCTTCGCAGCTGATGAAGATGACAGTGGTTCTTTCAATGATTCTGATTCAGTTGTAACAACTGTTATCAAGAACGTTTGGATTAAGAGTATTAAGACCAAGTTCTCTTCTGATGAATTTGTCATTGTAGATAACATGTCTTGGGTTGCTGAGCTATTATTTTTTCTTACATTGGTCAGGATCAGTCTGCTGCATCTTCTACAGATGCACGTCAGTTGAATGTTATCGACCAGGATGATTTCGAAAGACAGGCAGACCTTGGCAAGCGTAGAGGTTCACTTGACGCTGCTGGCCTAATTAGAGTTGTAGACTCAGAAGCATAAGGCGCTGATATATAAAACAGTGCTATGGATTAGGCTCTCTAGTAATAGAGGGTCTTTTTCTTTTTAAGGAGAAAATATAAATGGTAGTAAAAAGTTCTATAAGTTCAGGTGACACCAGAGACATGGGAGATAGGGGAGCGCCACAGGGTCGTTCTTGGAAAGTAGGCGGTCCACAAGACTCTAGGCCAGTATCAAGGCAACCACAACGGTCTCAATCAGACTTTATGGATGCGAATTATAATGTTTCACAGTCCCGGAGGGTAGATCCTAGTGCAGTTGCAGCAATGCGAGCCGAAGCTCAGCAGCATTCCGAAGTCTCAGAGTATGAGATGAATCAAAACGCTCGTAAGAGAGTTGAGATGATTACTGGCATTGGACGTTGTACCAAAGACGTACAAGTTGGAGAGAATACTTTTACTCTTAGGACATTAAAAGGATATGAGCAGAACTCTTTGAATCATGTTCAGCAAAATGGAGAAACTGTAACTTATCCAAATGGGATGGTAGGTTTTAATCAAACCTCTATGTATGACATTAGAGTTGAGGCTTTGACTTATGCTATTTCAATGATTGATTATCAGCAAGTCGAAACTATTCTTGGGTGTCACAATTGGTTACTTGATGAACAATTGGCTGCAAAGAAAGAGTTAGTCATGGAAATGGACTCTGCATTGACAGAGCATCTTTACACAGAATACAGAGAGCTACAATCTAGTACCGTTGATGGCTACGCGCCAAAGTCTGCAGAAGAGACTAAGGAGGTGGTCGAAGACATTCGAAAAAGCGGTCAGGACTAATGAGGGTAAATTCATAAGATATTTGATGAAAACCTTTAATAGGTTGCCAGATGATAATTTTTATGAGGATATTAACCCATACTTAAAGGCATATTTGTATGAGACTTGGATTTTTGAACAAGAAGAAGAAGCTGAGTTAAGAAGGAGAGAGATTATCTTTCTTGGTTCATTTTCAAACCCAGAAGCTGCTCAAAGAATTGTTAAGTCAGAGAACCCAGATCATTCATCTTCTGATGAAGATTTTGACAAAGCAACTGAAGGAGTGCGTAACAAGATCATTGAGTCTGACTCTAAAAAGGGAAGGAAGAAGCGTAAAAAAAGAAAGGTACTTGATTAATGGAAACTATAGGATTAGATGTTTTTGAAAAACTCGGAAAATTTGCTCCTGATCCTACCAAGGTTAAAGAGTTTGCTGAAGAGTTAAAAAAATCTGGAGCGGCTACTATCGATCTTGCTAAGGCCCAAGAACTGCTAGGTCAAACCGTTGAAGCTGCTAAGGCAAAGATGGCTGGCCTAGTAGAGTGGACATCTCAAATAAAGGGAATTTCAGATGGTGCTTTTGATGGTATAATTAAAGGAGTCGAAGAGTATGCAGAATCTAGTAAAGCTGCAGGAGAATCTGCTGGAGTCATGGGTGTAAAAGCACTCATGGCTATTGATCTAGTAACAGATGTTATCCCTTCTTCAATATCAGGAATGGGGAACCTGGGAATGGAGGCACAGAAAGCTGGTGTTGGTATTAAAAAATCCTTCGAAGATTTAGGAATCAAAGATGCTAAAGTTCTTAAAATTGCAGAAGCTACTGATAGAGGTTTTGCACTAGAAAAGCAGATCAGAGCAGTTGCCATGGCTCAGGGCGAATACTCGTCCATGATTGATAGGGGCAGTGGTGGTTTCAAAAACATGACAGAAGAAGCAGAGAATATGATTGCTGTTGCTACTTCTGTTGCTCAAGCAACTGGACAGACCCAAGCACAGGTAATGGATTTGGCTGGTTCCGTAGCTTCTATTCCTGGAGTTTTAACTGAAGCTTTTGATACTGGTAAAGAAAAGATATCACAGCTTACAGCTATATCAAGGGTGTCCACAGCTTATGGAATAGAACAAGCAGAGTCCGCGAAACTGCTCTCTGAGATGTATACAAATGTTGGGCTAAAGGGTGCAGGCGCGTTCGAAGCAATGTCTAACATCTATGAACAAGCAGGAAATTCAAAACTCAGATTTGAGTCGTTCTCTAAATCAGTTGCTAATATTTCATCCTCGTTCAAGATGCTTGGTGAAAACACTGAGGCAACTACTAATGTTGTCAAGGCTTTTGATAATGTCTTTAAAGATTCTGACATCTCTCCTGCAGCAATGCAAGAGGTAATAACTCAAGCAGCTGCTGGGATAAGTAAGTTAGATGCTGGAAAGGCTGCTTTCATATCTGCACAGACAGGTGGTCCAGGTGGTTTGGCTGGTAACTTCGAACTAAAACTTGCCCAGAGAGAGGGTAGGATGGACGAGGTTATGCAGAGGACTATGGAGGCTATGCAGAACCAGTTCGGTGGAGATATTGTATCTCTTGAAGATGCTGCAGGTAATCAAAGCTTAGCCGGTGAACTACAGAAGCAAATGGAATTCATTAAGATGTCTGGTTTAGCTTCCGATGATAACTCTGCAATTAGAGTGCTGGAGGCAATGAAGTCTGGTGTAATGGATCAGATTGAATTAGGAACTGGAAGAGCTTCTGATGAGTCTATGAAAAACGCATTAAAGCGTGGAGAAGAGGAACAAGCAAGAACTGCACCTCCTATTATTGAATATAACCAAAAAATAGAGCAGATGCGCCTTATACAAAGCAACATCTTAACCCAAGGTGCTGAAGGGTTAAATATAGCTAAGGACACATTAAGCACACTTAAAGATGGAGCAGAAAAATCTGGAACTACTGGTATTATAAATGCATCCCGAGAAAGTTCTCATAGGCATTTAGATAAAAATGAACAAATATCTGATCAGCTCAATGGCACAATGCAAGCTATATCTGATATGGCGATTTCTATTAAAGAGAAGTTCGCTCCTAAAACAGAATTTGTACAAGGCCATAGCCCTCAAGTTCCATCATTGGATCCTTCTCTACTTTCGCCAGTTGGTGAAGAGTATCAAGCGCAACAGTCCTCAATCCATCTTACATCAGATCCTGTAACGGTGAAGGTAGGTTTTGATAAAGATGCGGAAGCAACTGTAAGAGCATGGGCAAGAGATGAATCAGGAAAGGACGAAAGAGGCAGAGTGTCACCGATGCCAACACCATAAGGAGGATAATTCATGGGAGATTTCTTAAAAAAATTAGGCGATAGAGTTGATCAATCATTTAGAGGTGCCCAAGGAGCTGTTCGTGGAGATCAGGGTGATGCTATTGGTTTTTCAGACCTAGATACTTATCCTTCTCCTTCAGGAAGCAATGTTCGTCAAAGCTCTATTGCTAACTCTAGGTCTGCTTTAGCAACAAGAAACATGGTTCGATGGATGCTTCCTGAAACAGGTGTCGTTGAGATGTATGTTAACCCTAAGTCCATTAAGTATTCTGATTCGAAACAAATATCAGAAACAAGGACTAGAGGCGGTTACGTTGTTCAGTACTGGGGAGAAGAACTTGGAAAGGTATCTATATCGGGCTCTACGGGCTCCTCAGGCGTTGAGGGTATCAATGTACTCTACGACATCTATAGGAACGAACAGGTCTCACTAGACGCCTTAGCGTTGGCCTCAGCAGCTGCTAGAGACGCTGAGTTACAGAATTCCAATCTATTGAATCAATCCGGTTCGTTTGGAGAGTTTGTTGGAGATTTAGTTGGTGCTGGAACCAATGCTTTATTCGATGCTGTTGATGATGTTGTTTCTTCTGGTAACATCAATCCTGTACGGCCTAAACCAACACTTGCGTCAATTGCATTCCAGACGGAATTGTATTGGTCAGGCTGGGTTTATAGAGGTTTCTTTAAATCCATGTCAGTAGATGAAGAGGCTGATAATCTTGGNATGTTCAANTACACNATNGAGTTCGTAGTAACNCAAAAGAGAGGTCTTAGANTGAACTTNATGCCTTGGCATAGATCTGCAGTTAATGGGCCTTCTAACTCAGATCCTGCACATGGCACTCCGTATTCTTATTCTTATCTAAGAAACCCAGTTGCGAGAAAAAACACAACCAATCAAGAACTATTATCTATTTCTAGAGAAACTAGAACAGCTAATCGCAAACTTAAGTCATATAGACCGATATAAAGTAGGTTATGGGAATTTTATCTGCACTTGGCGATACCATCAATGCTCAATTTGGTGTCGGTGAAAATACAACCTCTTCTCTTGGCGCTGATAATATGTCCTATGGTGCTCTGGGGGATTACGCTAATAAGATAGATCAATCAGCTGAGAGGAACTATATTGAAGATGGTTTCATCAGAGATATTAGACCCAGGTCTAGGGCGCTACTATATCAGCAGCCTGACACTTTCGTAGTTATCAAAAAGAGAATGTTCTCTTCTTTGAATGAGAATGCTAGAACAGATTTGCTAGAAGAGAAAGAACGCCTTCTCCTTATTGCAACTAAGAGACTTTTCCAGAACAAGTGCCGAGTCATTGCTGCGTATGAGCGGTTAACTAAAATTGAAGAGTTCACAACTGACTCTGGTAGATTCAACACTTTTGTAAGCCCTTATTTGTTTGATCTAGTATCAGCAACTAATGCTCTAACATCTGGTGTTGGAAACCTATTCGGAGTAGATGGGGGAATTCCTGGGTCAGCAATGGCAGCGATTGAGACTCTTAGAAAGGTCTCGTCATACTCTGCTCCTGGTGAGATTACTAACTGGGTGACCAATGATTTGGATTCAGTATTCGCTAACCATGTCGGTGAAGGCACAGGAACGTTTGAGCTAACTAACATTGCCTCTGTGAACACCAAGGTTTCTAATAAGTGGGGTGGTGGCTCAGCGGATCTGACAATAGAGGATCCTTACAACTTAATGACGATAACCGAAAAGGATATCGATCAAGCAATTTCAGATGCAGTAAACCCAATGAGAACTGGAGCTGCATTTAGATTCACTCAAATAGAACTTCAGAATAGAATCGATACTCTGAAGGGAGAGCTGGCGGTAATGCGCAGGAGTCGTCAGGCTTCTAATATTACATTTATGGACTCGCCTGGAACTTTGATTTCTAAGAGGGTTCGTGCAGTTCTTGATGATGAAGGTGTAGAAGTAAAGTTTGAATACTCTACTGGAGTACAAGATGGATTATCTGGATTAGAATCTGCAAGTGATTTTGGAGACGTTGCTTCTTCTGTTGGGGATTTCTTTTCTACTGGTTCTGTTCAGATTGATCCTAGGTTCATTCAAGGCAATGAAGGTTTTGAGATCTCTGAGGGTAACCAAATGACTCCTTCTGAGGCAGAAAAATTTGCTGAGATTATATCTAATGCCTTCACTCTAATGGCGCAGTACGCTACCTCCAGGCAAGAATTAAAAAAGGAGTACAGAGAAACTAACTATGTAAGAAATAGAATGAGGCTTTTCTTCAACGGAAAATTCATCATCCAGCCAATGGACTCTGTTTCTATCTTCATGAACTCCAGGACTGGAGAGGATGGAAAACTTACCTGGCGGTTACGGAGCACAAGAGACCTCTGCAAATTCAGTTGGACAAAAGTTACGATACCCTTCCTTAGAAATAATCGATTCAGCATTAGACGACTTGAAAGATCCTTGGGGAACCTCTTCAAAAATGTCTACTTTTGATGATATCGAAAGAGTGACTACAGTAGGTCCACATGTTCCTAAATGGCTCTGGCAAAAATTCAGACAAGACATTACGGCACAACCTACGGGACCATGCGTATTCTCTGGAATCGTTGGCGGCGGTGGAGTAAAGGGACAGTGGTCAGAAGGCAAGTGGACGGTTGGTGTCCAGTGTAAAGACAACACTGACTTCTTTGAAAAGTCAGAAGTGAACTTCAAACCATCTGCTGATGTTTTCAATGCTGCAATCTATGATCCATTGACTCCGTTCGATGTTTCTTTTGATGCAGCGACTGGCGTTCCAATAACAGAAATTACAGAGGGAGATTTTCCGCCACTCTTACCAGAAAACAAAGAGATGCTTTTGAGCGGAGCAATGGTTTTTGATTCTGGACCAAGAAAGGGAGAAGTGGTTACAGAAGAAGGATTCTTTGGTGGAGAAGAATTAGCATTTGGAAAGTACAATCGTGTCTTGCATGATCCAGGTGGTCTAATGTACAGGTGGAAGCAAGGAATACAATCCATCACACAGACATCTAGACCAAACCCAGAAACTACAATTGAGCAAGAGAGAGCTGTTCGTTTAACTAACTCTGCTTTTGCTGGCCAGGATGTTATGAATGTAATCTCTTTGCTGGTAACGGCACAGCCATATAATTATGGTACATTTTTGAAATCTGCTATTAACAATGGTAACAACATTGGTTCAAAAGATTCATTAACTGGAAACATTGCAGCCGAGACTTACATCCAAGGATTGCTTTCTGACATTTCAAAAAACAATCAGATTTGGGGAAACTTTATACCTTTTAAAAAGGTAGTCCAGAACTCTGAGCTTGATAGAACAATTGCTGAATCTAGACTTGACTCTATTTCTGCTAACTCAAAGTTAAGCCAGAAGATTAATGAAAGAGCCAGGGCCCAGGACGAGATGGTTCTCAAAAATGGTGGTGTAGACCCATCAGTTGAGGGAGGCTCTCCTGACGCTGGAGACTCTGCTTTAATGACCAAGATTTCAAACCTAAATGTAGAGATAGAAGAACTACAAAAAGGTGTAGCGGAGTCCATGACCAAACCAGATGGTGGTTTAGTTGGAGTTGGTTCGGACGTATCCGACTATACTACTGTTGATGATGCAGCATCCAATGAGTCACAGCGTAGACAAGACTCTCTTGAGTTGAGAAGAAACCTTGGTAAGTACACCTCAAGAAAGTATTGGAAGGTTAAGGCTAATGAAGATCAGAACCTTTTCATTGTAGACGATCAATACGACAAGAATCTTGATATCCAAGCATTTGAAAGAGGTCTTTCTTCTGGCATTTCTATTTTCGAAAGTAAGTATCAAGGACTAGGGAAGCAGATTTCAGATGCGGCAAAACTATTAGGCCTTGAAGTTTTTGCAAACTCACAGGGGCACATTGTTGTGCAGCCTCCTGGATATAATAAAGTTCCTTCGTCTGTATTTAACAGAATGTTCAAAGATAGAGACACTAAGGGAGTTAAGGTATTCCCTGAGTTCTTAGAGTCTTTGTTCTTCAACCAAATCAGAGGTATCTTTAATTCGATTGAGGTTATCGAAGACCAGATAAGACTTAGAGTAGTTGCTGTTGGTAGAAAGTATGAGCAATCCGAAAACGGAGATGAAGACATTGTTAAATTCCTCAAAGGAGAGGAATCTAACTTTGCATTTTTAACAGATCCAAAGTCTGGTATGATTAATAATGGTCAATTTCAGACACTGTTCTCTCAATCCAATCCAGAGTTTGGGGAATCCTTAGAGTCTGGTTCTTTGGACCCAACTGTTAGAGAGGAAGCGAGCAGAGGTGTTTCTGGAGAAGAAAATAGAAATTCTCTAGGAAAACTTTCAGAGTACTCTAATAATGTAATTTCAAAACAGTTAAAGATTAACTCACTGTTCACAGTTTCAATACAGGCTGATGCTACAAAGGTCACTCCTAACTTCAACATTGAAAACCAAGCGGATTCGATTTCAAAGATTAGAGAAAGATTACTGATAAAAACAGGAAGAGAGGCTCCAAATATTGGCAAACTTCTTGGTAACGACAAATTCAAGAGACTAGAGACAACTGCGGTTTCTTCTGTTGATAGAGTTAGAATTGTAAATCAAATTGGCAGGTACTTAAGTGAAAGGCAAACCCTGATTCGTTCTTTGTCAAAGGCGATACAGGACCTTCAAAATGGCGTTGATGCCAACACTCCACCCGAAGCCAACGAAAGTATCTTTGGCGATGGTTTGTCTGGAGTAAAATCTGCTTGGGACAATGTAACAACTCCAGGGCTACAGTCTTCTCCAGATGTTCCCTCCATAATTGAGCACATGATTGAGCATGAGCAAGATCATGAGTTAGGGTTCAACTCAGGAAGACGTTTCGTTATTACTCCTGATAGAATCACCTCTCTGTCCATCCAGGAAACAGAGCCAGAATACACCATGACCTCTGTGAAAGGGTTGTTTGGAGAAGGGTTTGTAGAACCTCCGAGTTCTTTGAATCTTGATAATGGAGGAAACGCTGTAACGACTGCTTATGCTGTTGATTACGACATGTGGCAGATGTATGGATTGAGAGTTTCTCCTATCATTGAAGCTCCATTCCTAAGTGACCCAGATTCCCAGTGTGCACCATTTGCGGTTTCAAACCTAACCCGAGTACGAGAGAATATTTTCCGTGGCTCAGTAACTGTTAAGGGGTATAATGAGTTCTACCAGGTAGGAGATGTTGTATACATTGAAGATAGAGGGTTGCTTTTCTATGTAGAAGAAGTTTCTCATTCAAGTTCTTACAAGGATCTTAGCACTACGTTAAGCCTTACCTATGGTCACAACCCTGGTGAGTACATTCCTACAATGCTCGATACCGTTGGTAAGATTTTGTACAATGCCAAGGGATTCTCTGGACAGTACAGAAATCAAAGACAGCAGATGTCTGGCTCCTCTAGGCCAATTGGTGCTCTTGTTTTTTCTAAGCCAATAAATTCAGAAAGCGAAGACCTAGTGAGAGTGGAAGAGGGTGACGATCCAATGACAATGCTTCTTTCTGGTCAGTATGGAGAGCGTAACAAGAATGTATTAACCAATACAATACTGTCCACATCTGGAATTATGAACCAGGTCAACTTCCGTACAAGGAAGGCTAGAGTGAACATTGTAATATACAAGAGCAATGATTCGTTCTATTCTGAGATGGAAAGCATTGCACTTGCTGTAAAGGATTGGATGGTAAATCCTGAACAAAACACTCCAGATGGAGGCTTAATACCTATGCCTACCAATCTTGATGGGTCCGCTAAACCCAATGGTTTCGGCATTAACAGTGAAGACATCATTATTGAGGCTGTTGATTTTGGGGATCCCGATAAACAAACCAGGGAAAGAATCTTTCCAGAAAGCGAAAATGCTGAGCCTGTGAAAAATTTACAAGGACCCTCTAGGGCAGCTATTACAGTTACAAAAGCTTTAGGTGGTGCTGATTTAAAGAGTACTTTTATAAAAACATTACTAGCCAACTCCGTTATAGACATATTCGTAACATACGAAAAGGTTAAAGAAACTCAATCAGCTTCTGAAGGAGGCTCTGAAGGAGAGCAAGAGGATACGGCTGCTGTTGAAGAGGCTAAGAACTATAGGGGAACCTATAATGAGAACAACCCTTCAGGAGATCCTTTGACTGACAATCTTGGATAATAGACATGGTAACACCTAGGCAAAGAAGAAAGAAAAGTACTGACGCAACCCATGGGTTGGCTGTTCGTGCATCTATTATTGGGTATAACTCAAAAAAATGCACAGCTCGTGCTAGGGTTACTAACTCTCTTGAAGAGTATGACATAAAACTTCCAGCGGCATGGTCATCTGCTTCTGGTGCAATATCTGCTGGCTTTCCTGATAAAGACACACCAATATTCATAAATCAAATCCAGGGTAATGAATGGGTATTTGCTGGATATGACAGGCCAGACAATGCAGACTCTCACAACTCTTCTGGAACTGTTAGGCGCTCTTTTAAAAGAAAACTAAAACCAGGGTGTTGGATTACTTTAGCAGCCAATGATGTTGGAATCATTGTATCACCAAAAGAAGGTGTAAGTCTTGGCAATGCTCGCTGGTTCTCTCAAATAGATCCTGATAGAGGAATTATAAGCTCTAGGTTTCCTTCCAAAATAGAATTCACTGACTCTCACAGATCAATAGTTGGCCAAGTAAAGAGAGAGATAAGAGAAAACAATTCAGGAGATGCTGCTGGCTCTTCTTTGTCTTCTCATGTTTATGAGAAATCTTTAAATAGTATTGGTCTAGATCCTAAGGGAGATGTATCTGTTTCTAATATTGGAACAAGAAACCCTGCGCTTGCAGAGTCAAGATCTACTCACTACGAGTTTGCATCTTCTTTTGGGTTCACAAATGATAGAGATGAATCCAGACTGCACTCAGAAGAAGATTTAGCAACTATAAAGCCGCCACAGAGAAGAAAGTCCAGGGCTGATACTATGAGCCTTGGGTTGGATTACCCCAACCACTTAGTAGAATCAATTATAGGTACAGTAGTAGATGTTTGTGGAAACATTCTTGACATTAACAAGTCTATATTACCATCCGGAATCATTGATTCGCTATCTTTTAAAAACTCAGAAGAAGATAGGAACGTCGTATTTACTAGACTTAGAGAGCAGCTTAGAAAATCTATTGGGTATCATTTTGAACTAAATGCAAGAAAGTCTGGTTTAGACGACTCACTTGTAAATTACGATGACCGCTCTGACTATGCACGGTCTCGCTCTAGGTTCTCTTTCGACATAGATAAAGAAGGACAGTTCAAAATGAATGTTCCAGCCTCTTCTGAGGTTGGTAACGTCCCTCTACTCGTACGTTCAGAGAACTTCTCAAACATGAAGGCTGCAGAAGACGACGAAGATCGTGGTCAGTATGCAAAATCAAGTAACAATACAGATGTTCAAATAGAACCTCATGGTAAGGGCTCTATAGACCTAATCTCTAATGATGAAACATTAAAGTCATATGAGGCACCATTATCATCAATTGATGGCAACCCTATTCAATTAGGTACAGGCTACCACAATATTCGTGATGTTCTGTTCTCTCATAAGTTCGTTGAGCCTTTTCAGCACACTTATCCTGATTCTTTGCTAAACACAATAGAGCCAATTGATGACCCAGTTACTGATCAGGTAATTGTATCAGGAGAAGGTGCCAATGCTGGTGGGCGATCTGGAACCATCTCTCTTGATGGCTTTTTATCTCTTTCTGTTGGAGCCAATACCGTAGATAGGCAGAGCGTTTGGTTAGATACTGCTGGTGGTATCGTGGCCGCTATCGGTAGGGATATTAATCAGCGCTCATTGTCAGCAACTATGGATGGAGATATTTATCTAGAAGTTGGTGGAGGAGCACCTACTGATGATTCGAGATGGCAGGGGCCAGAGAACTCTACCAGAGATGGTGTTGTAGATATGAGAATATGGAATGCTGGTTCTTTTCATGTAATTAGAATAGATC